CTTGGAACATTAGCAACAATTGAACCTTATATTGGTAAGTATTATTCTAATCATTATGTAAGAACAAAAGTTCTTCGTCAATCTGATACTGAAATTAAAGAGCAAGATGAATTAATTAAAAAAGAAATTAAAGATGGTGTAATTCCCGATCCAAGTGCAGTAGATCCTATTACAGGACAACCACTTGAAGGTGGTGGAGATTTAGGAAACGTTCCTACAGAACCTGATTTAGAAGCAGACGGAGCAAAAACTGACGCACAGTTTCAAAAAGATGTCAAGTCCGCAGAGATATAAATAATCAAGATATATTAACATAATATTAAGAATATGGATGAATTACTTGACTTGATAGCAACAGATCAGTCACCTTCAGAAGTAACTGATAAGATCAAAGATACACTGTATAGTAAGGCTGCTGAGAGAATACAATCTCAAAAACCAGATATTGCTATGCAAATGTTTGATCCTACAAGTGCAGAAATAGATCAAGATGTTTCCGATGAAACAGTAGATTCAGTTGATGACTCTACTGAAGATGAAGATTAAACATAAATAACACTATCACGGTTGATTATACAAAATGGCAGCTATAAAAGTCGTACAAGAAATTGCATCTGTTACTGGAAACGCAACTAGTGCAGTCATAGCATTAAAATCAGGTTATCTTAGAGTAACACCAGCTGGTGGTGATGCTTTTGTTTCTGTTGGAACTAACCCAACAGCAACTGATGATCAAAGTTTTTTCGTTCCTGTTGATACTTCAGCAGTTTTTAAGGAGAGAGTTTCCTCTATACAAACAGCATCAGTTACAAATGCATCTGCTGCGATCAAATTTGGTTTAGCATCTGGATTAGAAGCTCCATTTTCAGTTGGTGATATTGTAACTGTAACAGGTTGTGCACCTTCTGGAATTAATACTGCAAATGCAACAGTTTCTGCAGTTTCAGGACCAGATCCAATAAATGGAGTTCAGTCAGGAACTGTAACATTAAATTATGGTGATGCCAATCTATCTGCTACTGATGCAGTGGGTGAGATCCGAAGACTAGTAAAAGTTGCAGTTAGAGGAACTGGTAAAACACATATTTCAGAAGTTCAAATAGTAGGAGATTTCTAATGAAACTAATTACAGAGGAAGTTTCAAGAGTTAAATTTATCGTCGAAGGAAAAGGCGCTAAAAAGAAAATGTATATTGAAGGTGTATTCCTTCAAGGTGAAATTAAAAATCGTAATGGAAGAATGTATCCACTTCAAACTCTTGCAAAAGAGGTTGGTAGATACAATGAAAGTTTTGTTAATAAAGGTAGAGCATTAGGAGAACTCGGACATCCTGATGGTCCTACTGTAAACCTTGATCGTGTATCTCATAAAATTACTTCTCTTAGACAAGAAGGAAATAATTTTATTGGAAAGGCACAATTACTTTCTACACCTATGGGTAAGATTGCACAAAATCTTATCGGTGAAGGTGTAACTCTTGGAGTATCTTCTCGTGGTGTTGGATCACTAAAAGAAGACCTTCATGGATGCAAAGTTGTAGGGGAAGATTTCATGTTAGCAACTGCTGCTGATATCGTTGCCGATCCTTCTGCTCCCGATGCTTTTGTATCAGGAATCATGGAAGGAAAAGAGTGGATTTGGGAAGGAGGAATTCTTCGTGAAGCACTTGCACAAAACACACAAAAGAGAATCAATACTCTTGTAGACCAAAGAAAATTAGAAGAAGAAAAATTAAATCTATTTAATGATTTTCTCTCTAATCTCTAAGATCTATAAATAAATACAGATTATTAATTTTTTAATAAAACATGTCCGTTGGTAGCAACAATTTACAAGAAATGGAAAACGTAGTAACTAAGGGTGCTGCTAAAGCTGAAGCGATGCCAAGTCTAACAGGAGCAACTCCTGGTCAAACTCCATCGTATGAAGATTTAGGTGGCCCAACCCCACAAAATTACAAGTCCGATGACGATTCGGCAAAACTCAATATTCCTGGCAAAACACTTAAGCAAGTTAAGGATATTGTTAATAAAGGTGCAAAACCTGCCGAACCTACTCCTGCAGGAATGAAGGAGGAAGATCAAATCGAAGGCGACGTAGTTGCTGAGAATGATCAGGTTACTGACGAAGTAGTTTCTGAAGAAGAAGCAACAACGGATGAAGTGGTATCTGAAGAAGAGACAACTACTGATGAAGTAGTAGAGGAAGAAGAAACAGTTGAGTATTCTGTCGAAGACGACATAAATGCTCTTGTTGAAGGTGAAGAACTCTCTGAAGATTTCAAAGCAAAAGCAGCAACAATATTTGAAGCTGCAATCAATTCCAAAGTAAAAGGAATTGAAGAGCAACTAGTTGCTTCATATGAGGAAAAACTCGTAGAAGAAGTTGCTTCAATCAAAGAAGAATTAAAAGACCGTGTTGACTCATACCTTGAGTATGTTGCCGACGAATGGATTGCAGAAAATCAACTTGCAGTCGAATCTGGTCTTAAAGAAGAAATGACAGAATCATTCATAACTGGAATGAAGAGTCTATTTGAAGAACATTATGTAACAATCCCTGAAGAAAAATACGATGTCATCGAGAGCATGGTAGATAAACTTGATGAAATGGAAGGTAAACTCAACGAGCAAATTGAAAAAAATGTTGCTCTAAATAAGAGATTAGCCGAATCGGTATCCGATGTAGTATTTGCAGAAGTAACTGATGGACTTGCCCAAACACAAAAGGACAAGTTGGCGTCTTTAGTAGATAATGTTGAGTTTGAAAGTGAAACAGCATACCGTGAGAAGCTAGGAACGTTGAAGGAATCTTATTTCCCAACAAACAAAGCTCAAAGAAACACAACAGAGAATCTAACAGAAGAGACAGGTTCCACAGATTACACTTCTAGTGTTACTCCATCTATGGAAGCATATCTTAAGACTCTGACTAGAGTTTCTAAAAAATGATTTTTATATCATAAATTCAAACTAAACTTTTAAAAAAGGAAAATTTCAATGCAAGCCCCAATTAATACAGAGGCTTTACAAGAGAAATGGGCACCACTACTAAACGCAGACGGTCAAGATAAAATATCTGACCCTCATCGTAAGATGGTTACAGCAGTTCTCTTGGAAAACCAAGAAAAAGCATTAAGAGAAGAAAGGGAGTTCTTAACAGAGCAACCTACAATGAACACAGACCCATCTGGAACAGGTAATCCTGGTTTTAGTGGATCTGGAGCATCACCAGTCGCAGGTTTCGACCCTGTTCTAATCTCATTGATTAGAAGAGCAATGCCTAACTTAGTGGCATATGACCTTGCTGGTGTACAACCAATGAATGGTCCAACAGGACTTATATTCGCAATGAGATCTCGTCTTGAAGGTCCATCTGGAGATGAGACATTCTACAACGAGGTAGATTCTGCATTCTCTGGTCAGAATGAAGGCAGAACAAACACAGCTGGCATGACAAATGCACAAGTTGGTTTGGGTACAACTGCACAGGCAGGTTCAAACCCAGCTCTACTTGACCCATCAGCTACTACAACTAGTGCACAATCCGATATCTACACTGTAGGTCAGGGTATGTCCACATCTGAGTCAGAAAAACTTGATGGCACAGGTGCAGCAGCATTCCATCAGATGGCATTCTCAATCGAGAAAGTCACTGTGACTGCGAAATCCAGAGCACTAAAGGCAGAGTACAGTTTAGAACTTGCTCAAGACCTTAAGGCAATTCACGGATTGAATGCTGAAGCAGAACTAGCAAATATCCTTTCAACAGAGATACTTGCTGAAATCAACAGAGAAGTTATTAGAACAATCTATAACGTTGCCACACCTGGTGCTCAAGTCAATACAGCAACTGCTGGTACATTTGACTTAGACGTTGACTCAAACGGAAGATGGTCAGTTGAGAAGTTCAAAGGTTTGATCTTCCAGATCGAAAGAGATGCTAACGCAATCGCACAGCAAACTCGTCGTGGAAAGGGTAACATGATTATGTGCTCTGCTGACGTTGCTTCTGCACTAACAATGGCTGGTGTACTAGATTACACTCCTGCGTTAAATGCAAACTTAAACGTTGACGACACAGGTAATACATTTGCTGGTGTTCTTGCTGGTAAGTTCAGAGTCTACATTGACCCATATGCTGCAAACGTTGCTGCACAGCAGTACTACGTTGCTGGATATAAAGGTACTTCACCATATGACGCAGGTTTATTCTACTGCCCATATGTTCCATTACAGATGGTAAGAAGTGTCGGAGCAGACAGTTTCCAACCAAAAATTGGATTTAAGACTCGTTACGGAATCGTTGCAAACCCATTTGCTAAAGGTGCAACACTTACAACTCCTGGCGTACTTTCACGTAACTCTAACGTATACTACAGAAGAGTTAAGGTTTCTAACCTAATGTAATTCAGATATTACATATCTTTTCAAAGAGATTCCTTCGGGAGTCTCTTTTTTTGTCTAAATACATATAAAGCTAAAACTACCGATGAAAGCAAGTCCAAGAGAAACTCAACAGGCTCATCAAAATTATAAAAAGGTTTCTGAGCATTTAATCCGTGAAGGATATGCACCAAATCAAGAATCTGCTGATGATATAATTAAGGGTATGAGTGAAGAGTGGTTTAATTTAATTATAGAAGAGTGAAAAAGTTTGGTCAGTTTCTAAAAGAAG